TGATGCTACTGCTAATCAGTTTGCTGAAATGGCTTTCTCAATCGAGAAATCTACAGTAACTGCTAGAAGTAGAGCTCTTAAAGCTGAATACACTATGGAATTAGCTCAAGATTTAAAAGCTATCCACGGTTTAGATGCTGAAACAGAACTTGCAAATATTCTATCTGCTGAAATCCTTTCGGAAATCAACAGAGAAGTTGTAAGAACAGTTTACATCAATGCTGAAAAAGGTGCATCTGCTAACACAGGAACAGTAAATACTACTACAGAAGGTATCTTTGATTTAGATACTGACTCAAATGGTAGATGGTCAGTTGAGAGATTCAAAGGACTAATGTTCCAAGTTGAAAGAGAAGCTAATGTTATTGCACAGAGAACAAGAAGAGGAAAAGGTAATATGATTATCTGTTCTTCTGATGTTGCATCTGCGCTTCAAATGGCTGGTGTATTAGATTACACTCCTGCATTAAACAATAACCTAAACGTTGACGATACTGGTAATACTTTTGCTGGTGTATTAAACGGTAGATTTAAAGTATATATTGATCCATACAGTGCGAACAATACTGGTAAACAGTTTTTCGTAGTTGGATACAAAGGAACTTCACCTTACGATGCTGGTATGTTCTATTGTCCTTATGTGCCACTTCAAATGGTTAGAGCAGTTGGCCAAGATACGTTCCAACCGAAAATTGGTTTCAAGACTAGATATGGTCTTATTGCTAATCCTTTCGCAGAAACAGGCGCTCAGTCTGGTGCTACTACTGCGGTTGATAACGCTGGTTCAGCTAACTCAAACAGATACTACAGAAGAGTCCAAGTTGCGAACTTAATGTAATAGTTGTTTATAAAATATCTAAAAAGGCGGGGCCTAAAAAACCTCGCCTTTTTTGTATAAAGAGTACAATGTAACGAAAAAGATAGAACCCAATGTATATGATGGCTCTATGGGCGTTGTATTAGGGTGTATATTTAACCCTAGTAAGTGTAAGTCAATTAAAAGAGCTAATGAAGATGAAAAGACATGGAAAGAAGTAGATAAATAGTATTATGACAATTACAAATTCTTTATTACGTCAACCCACTAAACTAGATTATGCGTCACCAACGCAGTTTAAGTTTAGTATAATTAAACTACCAAAAGTAGAATACTTTTGTACAGCAGTAAATATACCTGGTATTAACTTAGGTGGTTCACCTGTACAAGCAACCCCACTAAAAGATATTCCATTACCTGGCGATAAGTTAACTTATGAACCCTTACAAATGTCTTTTTTAGTAGATGAAAATTTAGAGAACTTCCAAGAAATCCATGGTTGGTTAGTTGGATTAGGTTTCCCTAGAGATCATACAGAATTTAGAAATTTAGTATCTTCTGGTAATGATAGATTTCCTAATAGAAATTCATCATCAGTAAGTACTGAAATAGGTAAAGTTAAATATGGAGCTACTGATGTTGGTAGTACATATTCAGATGCTACTCTAACAATATTATCCAGTAAAAATAACGCTGAATTAGAAGTAAGATTCAGAGATGTTTACCCGACAGGAGTAACTGGATTACAATATAATCAACAAGCCGCTGACGTTGATTATTTAACAGCAACAGTTTCGTTTAATTATACAATATATGATTTTGCGTTAGCTGGTGCTTCAGCAACAGCTGTGACTACAAGTTAACACGACTAAATAGTTAATGAATTATAAAATGGAGATATATTATGACCTTAGAAGAATTGCAAGAGTTAGCTGATAAGGACCTTAAAATAAATGATACTGAATTAGATTTAGAATCATTAAAAACCCCACAACTACATAACAAATTTTTAAAACATTTAACAATGTATAAATTAATGTTAAGTCGTAGTGAAACTGAATACAATATTTTAAAAAGAGAAAAGTGGGAATACTACACAGGTAAAGCAAACCCTCAAGTGTATATTGATAAACCTTTTAGTTTCAAATTACTTAAAACAGATGTTGACAAATATCTATTCGCAGATATAGATTTACAAAAATTAAAACAGAAAGTAGATTACTTAAATACAACAGTAGATTTTTTAGATAAAACAATTAGACAAATAGCAAATCGTGGCTTTACAATAAAGAATGCTATTGATTGGAGAAAATTTACTAGTGGCGCTATCTAATGTCCCTTACTCGTTATATTATTATTGATAAGGTAAATGAAGTTTATCTTAAAGTAGAAGCTGATGCTGATATTAGACGAGAGATAGGTCAATTTTTTACTTTCGAAGTTCCTGGTTATAAGTTTATGCCACAATACCGTAACAGAGTTTGGGACGGTAAGATACGTTTATTCTCATATGCAACTGGTAAAATATATACTGGTTTATATCCTTATATTATTAATTGGTGTAAAGATAATGATGTGCACGTTGTTGATGGTACTAAAATAAAACACAATAAAGTAGATGACAAGAAGGTAGAAGACTTAATCAAAGCTCTTAAATTACCTTTCGAAGTACGAGATTATCAAAAGGCAGCGTTTAAATATTCGGTAGAACAAGATAGATGTTTACTCGTATCCCCAACAGCATCTGGTAAATCTCTTATTGCTTATCTTATGGTGATCTTTAATTTATTAAGATTAAAAGATACAAAACAAGATAGAATACTAATTATTGTACCAACTACTTCACTTGTAGAACAATTATTCAAAGATTTTAAAGATTATGGATACAATAGTGAAAGAAATATACATAAAATATATCAAGGACATGATAAAGAAACAACTAAAAGAGTTATAATATCTACTTGGCAATCAATTTATAATCTACCTAAGAAGTGGTTTGAAAAATTTGGTATGATAATAGGAGATGAAGCTCATCTATTTAAAGCTATGTCATTAACTAAATTGATGACAAAACTAGAGAAATGTAAATATCGAATCGGTCTAACAGGTACACTTGATGGAACAAAAACTCACAGGTTAGTATTAGAAGGCTTGTTTGGTACAGTTAATAAAATCGTATCTACAAGTGAATTGATGATGAAGAAACAACTTGCCAAACTAAAGATTATGTGTTTAGTTTTACAACATGATAAAACAGCTAGACACTTCTTAAAAGATAAGTCTTATCAGGAAGAAATGGATTATCTTGTTTCAAATACCAAAAGGAATAAATACATACGAAATTTATGCTTGTCTTTACAAGGTAACTCATTATGTCTATTTCAATATGTTGAAAAACATGGTAAAATACTCAAAGAGTTAATTGAAGAAAATGCTGGAGATCGAAAAGTATTTTATATCCATGGAGGGGTAGAGGCAGATGCAAGAGAACAAGTTAGAGAAATTACAGAACAAAGTCAAGACGCCATTATTATCGCCAGTTACGGTACATTTTCTACTGGTATCAATATTCGTAATTTACACAACATTATTTTTAGTAGCCCTAGTAAGAGCCGTATAAGAAATTTACAAAGTATTGGTAGAGGATTACGTCTGAAAGATAACAATTCTTCAGCTACTTTATATGATATAGCAGATGATATATCTTATAATAATAAGGATAATTATACTTTAGCTCATTTTAAAGAACGAATCAACATTTACAATAGTGAAGACTTTGAATATGAAATACACAATATTGAATTAGATAAATAGTATTATGATAGAAAAACAATTAGATAGTCCTATAAAGATAGTTAAACTTATTAATGGTGATGATGTGGTTTGTGTATTACCTAAGTTACAATTGGGTGAAAATTCTAAATTGTTAAGATTAGAAAAACCGTTTCAATTAAAATATATACCACAGTTAACTCCTGTAGGTATCAAAGATTATGTAGCACTTATAAAGTGGGCGGCCTATACACCAGATGAACTTATTACTATCCCAAAAGATAAGATATTAACTATCACTAACGCCGGTGTTGATATGATTAAAAGCTACTTCCACGTAGCTAAAGACTACTCAACGAATAGAGAAATTCCTAAAGATAAACCATACAATAGAAGACGACTAACTGATAATGAAAATGAAGAACTGAATGAAATATTTAATGAAAATTATGATGATAACGGAACTATTCACTAATAACTATATTGACTCTATTTCTTATCATCGCTCAACACGCTCTATTATAAGCATTTTTGAGCAAAAGTCAATACTGATTTGAAAATTATTACCAAGTAATTTTTTACTATTATATTGAACGAACATTGACAAAAACAACAAAGTGTAGTATATTAATATTATGGCAGCAAAAAAAGAACATTACGTAAATAACAAAGACTTTTTAGAGGCAATGACAGCCTACAAAAAAGAAGTAAATAAATCAAAAAAACAAAAAAAAGATAAACCATTAGTGAGTAATTATATTGGTAGTTGTTTTCTAAAGATTGCAAATCATTTATCGTTCAAACCTAACTTCATTAATTACACATTTAGAGATGATATGATTAGTGATGGTATTGAAAATTGTTTACAATATTTGGACAACTTTGATCCAGCAAAATCAAAGAATCCTTTTGCTTATTTTACTCAAATAATTTATTACGCCTTCATCAGAAGAATCCAAAAAGAAAAGAAACAAGTCACAATTAAACATAAACTTATTATGGATAATAATTATGATGATATGACTTTACAACCACATGAAGATGGCGGGTTTACAAATCAATTTAGAGAGTTCTTACAAAAAAATATAAGAATGAAAGAACCTGTAAAAAAGAAGAAGACTGTTAAAAAGAAAGCTAAAGTTAAAGCTACTCTTAAATTTTTTGGTTAAATTATGAAAATCGCTTTGTTAAATGATACACACTTCGGTGCGAGAAACGATAGTCCTGCGTTTTTGGATTACTTTATGCGTTTCTATGAGGAATTGTTTTTCCCATATCTTAAAGAACACAATATAAAAACTCTTATTCATTTAGGTGATGTTGTTGATAGAAGAAAGTTTATCAACTTTAAAACAGCTCATGTTTTTAGACAAAGGTTTATGAAAAGGTTATGGCAAGAGGGTATAGATACTCATATCATATTAGGGAACCATGATACTTATTACAAAAATACAAATGACGTAAACTCAATTACAGAATTGTGTACAACATATGATGGTAAGAATGAACCTTGGATTTACTCTAAAACAACAACTGTTAATTTTGATGGTTTAGATATTTTAATGATACCTTGGATTTGTGATGATAATTTAGAGCACTCTAAAGAACAAATAAAAAATAGTAAAGCTCAAATTGCTATGGGTCATTTAGAGATTAAAGGCTTTGAGATGCATAATGGTACATACAACAATCAAGGATTAGATAAGTCAACATTTAAAAGATTTGAAAAAGTTATATCTGGACACTTTCATAAAAAATCAGATGATGGACAAATATATTATTGTGGTAATCAATATGAAATTACGTGGTCTGACTACAAGTGTCCAAAAGGGTTTCATATATTTGATACAGATACTAGAGAACTATTACGAGTACCTAATCCAATTAGAATACATAGAAAGTTAATTTACAATGATAAAGAGGAAGACTATTCTAAAAAAGACTTGTCAAGCTTTGAAAATACATTTGTAAAAATATTTGTTACTAATAAAACAAATGAAGAAATGTTTAATAACTTAATTGATAGATTCCATAATACAATTAATGTACATGAAATTAATATTATAGAAGATTTAACTACAGATATAACAACAAGTATAAAAGAAGATATACTTGACCAAGGGGAAGATACGTTAACCTTTCTAGGTAATTATGTAGAACAAGCTGATACTAAATTAGATAAACAAAAACTTAAAAAAACTATAAAAGAATTGTTTAGTGAGGCTATTGAGAGGTGATTATATTTAAAAAAATTAAATGGAAAAACTTTTTGTCAACAGGTAATACCTTTGTTGAGATTGATTTAACTAAAGCTCAAATGACCTTGTTGATTGGAGCTAATGGTTCTGGTAAATCAACACTATTAGACGCTATTTGTTTTGCACTATTCAATAGACCATTCAGACAAATCAAAAAAGAACAAATAGTAAATACAATTAACAATGGAGATACTCGTGCTGAGATAGATTTTCAAATTGGTACAAAATCATTTAAAGTTATAAGAGGTATTAAACCTAGTATATTTGAAATTTATAGTGATGGTGTATTATTGAATCAAGACGCTTCAAGTATAGACTATCAAAATGTTTTAGAAGATCAAATATTAAGATTAAACTACCGAGCATTTAAACAAATAGCTGTATTAGGTTCATCATCATACCAACCGTTTATGCAAATGAGACCAAGACATAGACGAGAAGTTGTTGAGGAGATTTTAGATATAAGAGTTTTATCTCATATGGATATATTGACTAGGAATCAACAAACTGCTTTATCAAAAAAAATTAATGAAGCTAGACATCAATGTGATCTAATTGAATCAAAATATGAATTAGAAACAAAACATTTTGAGAACTTAAAGAATAGAAGTCTTGGCGATATGGATATTAAGAAGCAAAAACTAGAAAAAAATACTGATGCCAAAGAACAATATTTAAGAAAGATACAAAGATTAGATACAGATTATATAAAATTAGAAGAAACTATTAAAGATAAAAATAAGTTTGAAAGTAAACTAAAACAATTAGAAAAACTAGAAACTAAAATAGAACAAAATCTAGTAACACATGAAGCCAATTTAAATTTTTTTAAAGAAAACGATAACTGTCCTACTTGTACTCAAAAGATACAAACTGAATTTAGGAGTGAAAAACAAACATATGAGAAAGCCAAAATTGTAACTTTGAATGATGGTATGAAGGATTTACTAAAAGAGATATCAAAAGTAGAAGGTCAATTACAAGACTTTAATAAAATATCAGAAAAGATGTATGAAACTAACATTGAAATGTCAAAACTCAATACCTCTATTGATGAATTGAAAAAGTTTAGTGATAGTTTACATAATGAAATATTGTTACTTGAAGGAAAAGAAGATGATAGTACCACTGTTGAAGAACATATAATACAACTTAAAACTGAATTACAAAAAATAAAAATTGAATTAGAGAAGATAATAGAAGAAAAGAAATACATTGATGTTGTAAGAGAAATACTTTCAGATAAAGGTGCTAAGGCAAAGATAATCAAAAAGTATTTACCTATTATGAATACACTTATAAATCAATATCTACAATCTATGGACTTCTTTATAAACTTCAATTTAGACGAGGAGTTTAATGAAACAGTAAAGAGTCGTTATAGAGATGTATTTGAATATAATAGTTTTAGTGAGGGTGAGAAAATGAGAATAGATTTGGCACTAGTGTTTACTTGGCGGGCCATTGCTAAAATGAAGAATAGTGCTAATACAAACCTAATGGTTCTTGATGAAATTTTTGATAGTAGTTTAGATGGTCAGGGAACAGATGACTTCTTTAAGATAGTAAGACAGATGAATACTGAAAACATCTTTATTATATCACACAAAGGAGATATATTATTTGATAAATTTACTAATATAATCAAGTTTGAAAAAGAACATAATTTTACGAGGTTAACAAATGGCTAAAGAAATAAAACTAATACCACCAACTGATCCAAGAGTACAATCAGCAATCGCACCATTTAGTGATGATATGTTGAAAGATGAGGGGTTTAAAGATAGAAAAGAGTTAAGCGATTCTATGTTTACTGCTATGAAAAAGTATGGTGGAATAGGTTTAACTTGTAATCAAGTTGGATTACCTTTCAATATGTTCGTATTAGGAGATCATGTAGGTTTAGAAAATGGTTTAAAGATGGCTTGTTTTAATCCTATAATTATATCAACAGGTGTAGAGAAAGTTGCGATGAAAGAAGGTTGTTTAACTTTTCCATTTGTATTCTTAATGATTACAAGACCTAGAAAATGTGTAGTCAAATATGAAGATGAAAACGGTGATTTAAAAGAAGGTAGTTTAGACGGTATGATGAGTCGGATATTTCAACACGAATACGACCATATATTTGGAAAGAACTTTACTGAACATGCTAGTAAGTTGAAACTAGATAGAGCATATAAAAAAGCAGAGAAACAAATGGATAAAGCTGTAAAATTACGTGCCGGTAAGAAAGACCATAGATACTTACCATAGAACATTGACATTTTAAAACAAACCTGATAGTATTATATTATGACATACAAACCATACTTTATGAAAGATGTAATAGATAACTCTAATAAAGAGTTATTTAATGTTATATCTACTTTCGCTGGTGGTGGTGGGTCTTCTACCGGTTATAGATTAGCAGGTGGTAAGATATTATGTGTAAACGAATTTGTAGAAGCAGCCATTGAAACATATGGGGCAAACTATCCAAAAACTCCAATATTAGATGATGATATAAAGAAACTTACAGGTGAAGACTTTTTAAGAGTTGCGAATATTAAGAAAGGTGAGTTAGATATACTAGATGGCTCGCCACCATGTTCTGCGTTTAGTATCGCAGGTAAAAGAGAAAAAGGTTGGGACCAAGAAAAGATATATTCAGATGGTAAAAAAGTAGAGAATATAGAAGACTTATTCTTTGAATTTACTAGAATTACAGCAGACATAATGCCAAAGGTTGTTATTGGTGAAAATGTTGCTGGTATAACTATGGGTGAAGCAATAGAATATAGAAATAGAATTATAAACGAATTTGATAAGATGGGTTACGAAACTGTATATAAAGTAATGAGTGCCGCTGATTTTGAAACACCACAAGATAGAAAAAGATGTTTCTTTGTAGCGATAAGACACGACATTATGGAAAAAGCAGGTCTTAACTTTATGACTTTAGAAAACGAGATATATCCAGAGCCAGTTACACCTAAACACATAGGAGTAAGAGAAGCGATAGAAGATGTGGTTAATGACCCAGAACAAGAGAAAGAGTTATTTGAGTATGTACAAAATGGCTTTCAAAAGAAGTGGATTGAACTATTAGAATTTAATCCAAAGAAACATAGAAAACCTAGTGATCCAGACTTTATTGATATAAACCCTAAAAGATCAATGTTTAATATGATTAGACCAGCGCCACATTTACCTTGTCCAACACTAACACAAAGAGGACAACAGATGAGTGTATCAGGTGTTTTTCATTATGCGAAAAATCGTAAGTTTACTATACCAGAATTAAAGAGATTGATGGGTTTACCAGAAGATTTTAAACTAGAAGGTAAGTTTGATAAACAAGCTGAGAGAATCGGTAGAATGGTTGCACCCCTAATGATGAAGAATCTAGCGTCTAATATATACGAAAAAGTGTTAAAAAGAACAAAGTAAGAACACTATACCCCAAAAACCCTAGTATTACCAACGCAATTTAAAGGGTTGACTTCTTAGCTGATCCTGATAGTATTAGCTACATGGACACACAAACAATTAATTTAGATACAAAATCAATACTCGCAAAGTTAATCGCTACCGAGAATATTCAAGTACAACATAACAAAGTTAAAACCGCTTCGTTTGATACGAAACATAGAGTTTTAACATTACCAGTTTTCAAAAATCAAAAAGGTGATGTGTACGATATGTTAATCGCACACGAATGTGCTCATGCTTTACATACTCCAACAGATGGTTGGGCTAGTATCATGCATGATGATTCTTTAAGATCATATGTTAATGTATTAGAAGATTGTAGAATAGATAGAATTATACAAAAACAATACCCAGGTGTTGTTAAGAATTACTTAAATGGTTTTGATATATTAGAAAAACAAAATTTCTTTGGTACTAATGGTAAAGACCTAAACAAAGAATTAATGTTGATTGATAAAATCAACTTGTTCTATAAGTCTTCAAAAAGATTACCGATTTCTTTCTCCTCTGTTGATAACAATTGGTTAAGTAAGGTTGACGCATTAAAAACGTTTGATGATGTTGTTAATCTTGCTAAACTAATGTTAGAATGGCAGAAAAAAGATTTAGAGAAGTTAAAAAAATTACCTGACTTTGATAAACATTTAATCTCAGACAATTATAATCTTAATGATGATGAGAGCGAAAACGAAGACGAATCAAATAGTGAAGAGTCTAGTGAGAATGGTGAAAGTCAACAAGCCGAAGACAATGGCGAAGATAAAAAAGATGGTGAAGAACAGACTGCTGTAAATTCAGAGGCAAAAGAAGGTGGTGGTAAAGGTGTTGCGCCAGGTGTTTTAGTTTCAATTACTAATGAGAACATGGAATCTAAAATGTCAAGTTTACATGACCAAGAAAAAAGTTATTCATATTTTACTTTACCAAAAGTTAAATTAAACGATATGATTGTTTCTAATAATAAGTTTTTAAATGATATGAGAAAACACATATTAGATTGTACTAGAAAATATCCAAGTGACTTGATATATTACAATTGGTTAAAAGGTGCATACAAAAATTTTAAAAACGAGAATAAGAAAACAGTAATGTATCTTGTTAAAGAGTTTGAAATGAAAAAAGCAGCTACTGCTTATAAGAGATCAAGTACAGACAAGACAGGTACTATTGACCCTCTAAAATTAAAAGATTACAAATTCAGTGATGATATATTTAAAAGATTAACTATTACACCAGACGCTAAAAATCATGGTATGATTATGATGTTAGATTGGTCAGGTTCAATGTGTGATAGTATTAAACAGACTACAGAACAACTAATGAATTTAGTTTGGTTTTGTCAAAAGGTTAATATACCTTATGAAGTTTATTTCTTTACAAGTGAGATTGGTGAATCAGCTTGGGATAAAAATAGAGAAAGTAAACAAGGTGGCGAAGTTTTTACTTACAAATATGGTGACGCAATTATGGACAAATGTCATTTAGTTTGTATCGCTAATAACAGAATGAAAAAAACTAAACTAGATGAGTCATTAATGTATATCTGGTCAATGGCATTATCATATCATGGTAGATACAGTAATGGTACTAGAGATATGTGGGAAGGCGATAACTTTAATTGTCCGTCAGAATATTACTTAGGTTCTACTCCATTAAATCAAGCCATTGTTGCGTTGAATGAAATGATACCTATATTTAAAAACAAAAACAAGATTGAAAAAATGTCAGTGATTACTCTTACAGACGGCGGCGCTAATTGGTGTTTCGGGTCTACTATGGGCGATGATGGTAAGTCTAATATTCAACATGGTTCTACACCAGTTATTAAAGTTGGTAAAAAATCTTATACATCAAAAGACAATGATAGATTTTATAGAAATGGTGAATACACTGGTTTATTATTAGATATTATCAGACAAAGACATGGTGTATCAACTATTGGTTTCTTTGTTACTAAAAAATTAAGAACATGGGATATGGATTCTTACATTGGTGACTATAAAGATTACGCTGATAAAGAATTAAAAAGAGCTAAGATAAGATCATCAATGACTAAAAATAGATTTGCTCAAGTACCACAAACAGGTTACAGTAAATACTTCTTATTGAATGGTAAAAAAATGAATATTGAGAATACTAATTTAGATTCTATAAATGATAATATGAAAAGTGGTGGTATCGCTAAAGTATTTAAAAAGTCAATGAAAGGGCGAATCGCTAGTAGAATATTGTTAAACCAATTTATTCAGGAGGTTGCGTAATGAATAAGATAGACATATCAACGCAATTTAATGGGTTGACAATTAAAACTAATCCTGATATAATTAATGTATAAACTATGAAAAAAAAGGAGTACAACACTATGATAGACTTAAACACTAGTCAAAAAGAACAAGTATCCGTTTTGTATAAACACTACAAGTCAGATACTCTTACTAGAGCTGAGATCAATTCTCTAGTATCAAAAAAGAAATTAAAAAACCCATCGTGGTTAAAGACAGATAAGTACAAAGTTGACAGAGGTACTTACAAGTTGCCACTTGAAGGTAAAGCTACCGAGAACGAACAGTTAATGGAAGCGCCTGTTGAAGATAAGAAGACAGAAGCCGCTTATGTTGTTTCAAGTTTGGTAGGTAATATAGTTCCAAAAAAAGATCCAATCTTTGTAAGTTTTGGTAACTATCCAGATGTAAAACAAATTGTTAAATCGAATCAATTTTATCCTGTGTTTATTACAGGTCTTTCAGGTAATGGTAAAACGATGGGTGTAACTCAAGCGTGTGCCGAGTTGAAAAAAGAATTGATCAGAGTTAATATTACTATTGAGACAGATGAAGACGATCTACTTGGTGGTTATAGATTAAAAGATGGCCAGACTGTATGGCAGAATGGTCCTGTAATTGAGGCGATGGAAAGAGGCGCTGTTCTTTTACTTGATGAGGTTGACTTGGCAAGTAATAAGATTATGTGTTTACAACCTATCCTTGAGGGTTCAGGTGTCTTTGTTAAAAAGATTAACAAATTCGTTAAACCAAAAGATGGCTTTAATGTTATCGC